TGGTCGGTGCGCCGCCGCCGGCCGGGGTGCGGTGCGAGGCAGTGCCGGAGTCCAGGGTGCGCACGCGCACGCCCGCCCCGCAGCCCTTCAGGGTCAGGCCGGAGATGGTGCAGTCCTGCCAGGTGTAGGCGCCCACCGCCCACTGGGCCAGACCCTCGCAGTACAGGTCCCGGATCACGATGCCGGTGTGCGGCTTGCCCGGTGAGGCGGAGTGGGAGCCGACGCCGCGCGGCCAGGCCGTCGTGCCCGCAGTGCCGGAGGGGCCGACGGTGCAGCCCTCGACGACCAGGTCGACGACCGGGGTGTCGTCGTACGGGCCGAAGCCACCGAAGTACGCGCTGCCTTTGGCGAGGTCGGGCTGGATGAACTCGCTGAAGTCGCGGCCTCCGGGGTCGAGGTAGCCCAGCCCGCGCACGTTGGTGATGCGGCACGTCTTCACGGCGTTGATCTCGATGCCGTGGTAGCCGCAGACGTCCTTGATCAGGGTGTTGCGGATGGTGATGTTCTCGGCGTGGCCGATGCTCATGCACATCGCCGACGTCGGGTAGGCGGTGGCCCTGGAGTCCCACGTGCCGCCCTCGATGATGATGTTGCCGTGCCCGGTGTAGCCGGGCAGGTTCTGGGCGGCGTCGCCGTTCAGGAGCATGGTGCCCGCGCCTGCGCGCCGGATCGTTGCTCCCTCGAGGAGGGTGAGCCGGGTCTGGCCGTAGATGCGTAGCGGCAGGGTGGAGGCGTCCCAGGTGCCCGAGGGGACGATGACCCAGCCGCCGCCCGCATCCCGGCACGCGTTCAGGACGGCCTGCAGCGCGGAGCCGCCGGTGCCCCACAGCCGCGGGTTGTAGATGCGCATGCCGACGAGGGACACCTGCCCAGCCACCAGCGTGCCCGGGGTTTCCAGCACACCGGCGGCCGTGCGGGAGAGGGAGGTGTCGCGGGCCGCGTTGCCCGGCCCCCACGCCATCGCCCCGTCTGCGGTCAGGCGGAACCGGTCTTGGGTGTCTGCGGTCGCGGAGGCCTTGAAGGCGGCAAGGACCACGTCGGTGGCGTTGGCCATGCCCCACTCGGCTTTGCCGGTCAGCGTGCCGCCGCTCTTGTCGAGCTTGCCCTCGATCTGGTCCAGTGCCCCGGAGGCCGCCTCGCGCGCGCCCTGGTACCAGCGCAGCACGCCACCGCCAGGGGTGTTGTACTCGTACTCGATGGCCGTCACGCCGTCGATCTTGAAGGGGCGGACCCGGCCTGGTGCCGTGCTCACCGCCGAGTTGGTGCGCAGCTGCGCGATCGGCGTGGTCCCGTCCACCTCGAGCAGTGCGGTGATCTGTTCGCCGGTCCCGGCTGCCCGCACGATCAGCGGGTAGTCCGCGATCGCGTTGCCTGCCGTGTCCGTGAGGACGTCCGCGGGTGTCCCGCCGTAGGTGTACAACGCCATAGCTGCCGCGCCCTTCTTCAGTCGAGCCAGTAGTCGCCGGAGATGTCCACCCACGAGGTGCCGTCGGTGCCCTGGTACCACCACAGGAGGTCCCCGGCGACGCCGTAGGCGGACGAGGAGCCGGTGTTGAGGATCTCCAGACGGCCGGTGGCGTCCGTGGTGGCGCCGCCCATCGAGCAGGTGCCGTCGAAGGTGCGCAGCTCGGCAGGGATCAAACTGCTCGGAACGGCGCCGAGGTTGACGGCGTTCGCGTCGAAGATGAGCTGACCGTCGGTGCGCTGGATGCGGCCCTTGAGCCACACGTGTTTGCCCTCGTCGGTGACGCGCAGCCCCAGGTCGACGACGCCCTCCTCGAACCCGGATTTGAGGCTGATGGTGGACTGCCAGCCCTGCAGCGGCTCGTACAGCGTTGCCCAGCTCGAGGCTGTCTTGGCCCATGCGGTGCCGTCGGCGGCGATGACCAGCATGCCGATGGGGGCATCGCCCATCGTCGAGTTGCGTTCGGCGAGGTTGGCGACGTGCTGCACCAGGTGCGGGTCGAGCGCCTCGGCCAGGGCAGCGATGGCCGCGGCCCCATCGGGGCTGTCGCCTCCGCCGGGGACGGGCAGGTCTGCGTATCCGATGGTCGCCACGCGGGCGCCCCCTCTCAGGCCGAGAACGAAATAGTGATCTTGCCGCCGGTGAAGCTGCCGTACTCCGAGCGTCCCGAGGCATAGATGGCCAGCCCCTTGGCGCTGCCAGAGGCGAGCGCGGAGCGCCAGGAGGCGGGCAGCGAAGCCGTGCCCTTCGCCCCCACCGACAGCCGCAGCAGCCCGTCTTCCGGGCCGGAACCGAGGCTGAGCTGCCCCGAAGGAGGCGAGGCGTAGGTGTGCAGGTACAGATTCATGGGGATCTTGCCGTTGACGCCGGAGCCCCTTTTCCGGGTGAAAGACACCTTCATCGCCGCCACCGTCCTGCCGGCGCATGCCGTCTGGATCGCGCTCCCGTAGAACCATCCGCCGCGCCGGTTGCCGCGCCCCGTCCAGTCGCCTTGCGTGGGTGCGCTCGCGTACTCGTCGGGCCGGCCGCTGCGCCAACTGCCCGAGTCGGTGGGGCTGATGGTCTTGGATTTCGGGGCCCTGCCCGGGTCGGTGGGGCTGGTGTCCGACTGCGAGCCGAGCTGCATGTACAGCTGGGCTTTGCCGTCGGCGTCCTTGCGCACATGCAGCGTGGTGACCGTCTGCCAGCCAGACCCTGCCGGGCCGCCGGTTCCCCACGTCGCTGCGGTGACCGCGTCCTCGTCGACGGCGATCTCCCGCGCGATCTCCCGCACCGAGGCCTCGGTCGCCGCGCCCGGATCATCGCCCACGGCGTACAGCACCAGGGGTTTCACGCCGGGCCGCACGTGCACCAGGTCGCCCGCCGCTCGGCCGCGGTAGGCCGTCGAGCAGGCCACGTCCGTCAGCAGCGCCCCGTTGTACATGATGTTGACGCCGCCCTCGTCGGTGACGTCGACGACGCGGCAGAGCACCGTCGTCGGCCGTACCTGCGGCCCTGTCACGAGGTCGATGCCGAGGTCTTCGCGTACGCCCATCAGATCCTCCTCGCCGAGGTGCGGGTCTGGCAGGACATCGACGCGGCGCCCAGCGTGCGCGGGCAGGCATCGATCAAGTGGGTTTCCCACAGGCCGGGCTCGACCTCGACGCGCACGACGTCGCCGGGTTCGATGCCGGGATGCGCGTACGCGGTGAACGTCAATGTGCTCTGCACGCGCAGGGAGTCGGCGAGCTTGGCCCGGCCGGCGGTGTAGGCCTGCTCCTCGGAGGTGATGAGCGGGGAGGTGTAGCGCTCGACGCGCGGGCGCACCCACGCCAGGCCATCGCGCTGCGGGGCGAGCGGGTCGCGCACCGGGTCGGGGCCCGCATAGGTCAGGCTCATCGGGTCGTCGTCCCATACGTACACCGGTCCCACCGGCGCGGCAGCCGCCCCGCTGTCCGAGCTGTCCTCCTCGCCGCTGATGACCCACACGTTGACCAGGCCCTCGCTGGACTGCGCGGCCTCGGGCTCGATGAGGCCCTGGCCGTAGGGCAGCGTCCACACCGCCTGATCGGCGAGGGTGGGGACCGGGGCGAAGGTGAACACCCCGCGGGCATCGGCATAGACCTCGGCGCCCAGGGCGGGCGCGATGCCCGTGGACACCCCCGCCTGGTCCGCCCCGCCGGACAGGCCCTGCCACCGGTCCTCATCGATGACAAAGCTGGGGATCTTCGTGGCGGCCTTCACGCCGCCCCGCCACGCCACGGCCGCCCAGGGCGCCGCTTCTGCGATCAGCGTCTGCGCGATCGCCTCGGCGCTCTCCGTCTGCACCGTGCGGGCCACCGGCAGCGCGGCCCCGCGCACGATGTCCTCCACCCCCAGCAGTTCGCAGGCCAGGCCGGCGCCGCGCAGGGAGCGTTTGGTGCTGTCGACCACATACCGGCCCGCCGCCACCCGGACAGGGTCTGCGCGTGAGGTGGTCAGCTCCTCGAACAACCTGATCTGCGTAGCCACGGTGTTGATGCCCGAGGCCCCCAACGGCGGGTCCAGGAGCTCCACCGTCGCAGACCACCGGCACTCCGCGGTACGGTCCGGCTTCACATCCGCCGCGCTCACCCCCAGCGGCGCCCAGGTCAGCCCGCCGTCGTTGGACCATTCCGCGACCGGGCGGCGCCGCACCGCACCGGTCAGGGCCCGCAGGACCGCGGGCGCCAGCGCCTGCATCAGATCCGCCCGTTGGTGGCCAGGGCCGCCCACGAGCTGTAGCTCGAGGCCACTGCCGACCACGACGCGAAGCCAGCGGCCACCGTGTCCCACGACCAGCCCGGCAGACGCATCGGCTGCCCCTCCGGATCGGGCCGCTCGAGCGGCTGAACCGTGAAGGCGACCGCGTACCCGCCCGTGGAGCCGAGCTTGCCGGTGGCGTCCTCGGTCCAGTCGCCGGGCACGAAAAAGCTGTCGGGCTGCTGGTATCCGGGCCGGGTCTGCGCCAGCAGCACCCCGGCATCCATCAGGCGGCGCACCTGCTCGAGCTGCTCGGGCGGCACGTCCACCACCGCCTGGACCGTGGCGGCCGTGTGCACGTCGTAGCCGACCATCGCGAACGCAGACCCGGCACGCTGCGCCACGTCCTGGCGGGCGGCCGACTCCCGCGCGCCCCAGCTGGTGATGTGCACCCGCACCGAGAGGCCCGGCTCGTCCAGGCTCTTGAGCCACAGATCGCGCACCGCGCCCACCGCCGGGGCCGGCACCTCCACCGCCAGGGAGGAGACGGGGCCAAGAGTGCCGTCCGCGTACTGCGGCTGAGCCGTGTACATGACCGGCACCCCCAGCGGTGCCTCGTGGTCGTACGCCGTGCCCACGCCCTGAACCGCCCAGGCGGGTGCAGCCCCCCGCACCGCAACCTTCACCCCGTCGGGACCCGTGCGGTAGACCCGCACGCGCCGGACGTTCGCGGCCGTGGACAAGGGCGTGCCGCCGGCCGTGTAGTCGACGGACAGCACCACCCCCGCCCACGGCTCATCCACGATCGCCGCCAGCCAGCCATCCGGCGAGGTGACACGGTCGGGCACGGTCACCGGGGGCGCCCCCGGCAGCACGATCATCGGCACCGGGGTGCCCCCTTCCCTCTCAGCCCTTCACGCCCGCGCGGCCGCGCGCCCGTACCTGCGTCAGCGCGCCGTCCACGCGGTCATCGACGTAGGCGCGCAGCACCGTGCCGTCCTCGACCACGAGATACAGCGGCCGCCCCTCCAGCCCGGG